TTCCGCACGCCGCCAACAGCTCGGCTATAGCGTTGCGGTTCTCCGACAGCATCTTGGCTTGCTCGCTACGCTCGTTGTGCGCGATGACGCCGCTATAGTAGAGGAACCCAAGCAGCGCAAGGTTCATGATCACCAGCGCCAGGACCAGCGGCTGTTGCTTGAGCGCACCAACGGTCGCCGCAACAACACCTGACGGATCACTCACTGTCTTTGATCCTCAATCATATGGCGCACATCATCGCATCGTTCCTGCACCACAACGATCTTGCTATCCATCGTATGGATCAGACAATGCATCCCCGGCGCAAAGTGTTCGGCAGCGCGCGGCGAGCGCATACTGACAATGCTCTTGGGGTTCAACTCAATCATCTGATGTTCCGGTCCGGTGAGCTGTATCAGATGCATGGCCAGCAAGAAAACTCCCTGCATGTGTCTCCCTTACTGGAGCCAACCATTATTGCTTGACTGCATTTTGTCCAATGTTTATGGGCATTTCTACGCTGTTTGTTGTTGGATGATTAGGCGCCTGCTTCTGTACCTGCTCACCCATCTTCATCAACAATTGGTTTACGTCACGCCACGGCGCGCAGCTCATGCATGACCACACCCGCTGCCATTCCTCCATCGTCAACGACACAGTCAGCATCATCGCCTCCGTCGTGCTTCGATGCGCAGGGTCATGGTCCCAGCCGGATCAGAAGTGGAGTTGTTAAAAACCTGAACCTCAAACACCAGAGAAGTCGTCACTGCAAACGATCCGCGCGCCGACTGTCCAATGATGATAACAGTCTCCGCTTCGCCAGCCATGGTGAAGTTGCCGTTGAGCCCGAACATCGGATTGGACATTCCGGTCGGCAGCGGGTCAAGAAAGAACAGCGCGCTAGTGATCAAATCGGAAAAGCTCGCCGATATGGTGAAGTCCCAATCACCGGGTGGCATGCTGATCAGGTTGATGTGTCCAGTACTGGTCACCCCGGACGTGGTGCCTGCCGCATAGGCGAAGGTGCCGGTCGCGAACATGAATTCGCCGACCTGACCGGGCGCCGCATCGGAGCCATCAACGACACCGATGACTGGTCCAGCAAGCGGCGGCGTGGTCGTGATTACCGGCGCCAGGAGCTGCGGCGAGAACCTGTGCCTGTGGCGCGGAGCGGGAAACTTCGGTTGCTCGTTTCGCATGTCAAACCTCAAAGGGCCAGGAAGCCGGCAGGTATGTACAGCGGCGTCGAATTGGGATGAATGGTGACGTGATCTTGGTAGTCGGTCGAGCAAGCAGGCCAAACCTGAAACGGACCACCACTAAGGACGTAATCCGGGTTCGCTAGACCGGGGAAAACCGTGGTCGTCCCCGCGCCCCTGTTCAGCCAGTTGCCGTTGATGTTGAACCAGAGCGCTGTTCCGAAGGGATTGTTCACCCCGCTGTTGTCCACGGCAATGCCAAGGATGTCGCCGCCAATGGGCGCGAGGATGGTGGCGTACACCCCAGAAGCCTGAAACACGAGTACGTAAGCGCCTCCGGGGTTCGCATTGACCCCGATGCTGTTCCCCGCCGCGTCATACCCGAGCGGCAAGGCTGTTGTGGTGACCGCGTTCCACGCCGGGATGACCACACCCGCGCTGCAAAACCCAATCGCCGCAGGGGTTTCCCCCACGTTGCCCAGCTTGACCTCGAAGTAGCGCCGCCGGCTGGCGGCCGTGCCGGTAGTCAAAACAGACTTGGTTCCACGCACCGCCAGCGCCGTGCCGTGGCTGTTGTCGCCGTCGATGATGGTGCGATTGCCGTTGCTGAACTGCGGGCCGGTGACGCCGACATTGGTGAGCTTCACCAGCGCCGTGTTGCTGCCGAAGGTGTTGGTCGCCGTCGCTATGAAATCATATTCCGCCGCGATGATGTTGCCGACAGCCGCCGCCTGCACGACGACATTGCCGAAGCTGTCGATGGCGAAATAGCCCGTGCTGCCGGGCGGTGTTGCCCCCGAGACACTCCACGAAGTCGGATTGTGCTGGCAGGGGATCTGACCAACGATGGTCCCGGCCGTGGACAGCGAAGACACATTCGCCAACAAAGCTAACGGTGTCGGCGCGGTGTAGGGCGCCGAGGTCACGACAACCTGCGTGACCCCCATCTTGTTGCCGGTCCCCGCTGTCCCCTGGAAAAACTTGCCGAACCCTGGCTGGCCGGTCAGGAACGGGCCGGTGTAGTTGGGATCGCCGCCGCCCGTGCCGGGATCGGTGGCCGTCCAGATCGTGGTCCCGTTGCGCTTCAGCGTATGGGTCAGACCCTGAAACGTCACCGAAATGACGTCCCCGGTCACCAGCGCAGGAACCACCCCCGGTCCGTTGTTGATGATGGTGAAGGTTCCCGGCGTGCCGTCCCACGCTACGAACTGCGTGTACGCGCCATCGGAATTGTAGTTGACCTCGTACAGCTTGACCGTTCCAACCCCACCCGGCAGCGGGCTGTCGCTGACCCGGAACACGGCCTCCCATTCATCGATGTTACCCGCGTTCGGGGCTTTGTTGACCGTGTAGGCCACCATGACGTCAGTGTGGCTCGGCGGCCAAACCAGGGGGCTCAGATACGAATAGCCGTCGCCGTAAAGGTTGGTTCCGTCCTGAAGGCTGTAGCAGATGTGCGGCGGCCAATTGACCACCGCCATGTTCGCCCAATAGGTGGTTTGATGCATCCACTGCCCGCCGCTCGATAGCGGGTTCTCAACGGTGGGGAAGTTCTCGGTGATCACGGTCGGCGCCAGCAACGGCGCAATGCTCATGCCGCCAACCGTCCCCGGCTCGCCGGCCGGGATCGCCGGCTCCACACGCACCAGCCCAGGCGGGGTCGACCAGCCCGTCGTGAGCGGGTCCCACGCCACGCTCGAAGGCGCACCAAGCTGGCCCAGGCCGCCGGGCAGGAGGAAGGTCACCCTACGTCTCCTCCCAGGATGTAGGCGGCATTGGTGCCGGTGTTGGACTTCACATAAAGGCAGCACATGGCCCATTGCCCGGCGCTATGCGTCAACCCCTGCCGATTGTTCACCGTAGCGCCAGAGCCAGCCGAGAAGGTGATCTGACCCGCCCCCACCTGATTGATGGTGCAATAGAAGTTCAGCGGTAGGCTGTTGGGCAACGTTACCGTCACCGCCGAGGCCGACGTGCAGTTCTTGACCTTGCCGTTGTCGGTCGTGGCGAGGGTGATCGAGGCGGCGAAGTCGGCGTTCTGCGCCTGCACCGTGCCCGATTGGATGGAAGTCGGCGGGTTGGCCTGCACAAACGCGGTGGTGGCAAGCTGTGTGGTGTTGGTTCCCGGTGTTGCAGTCGGGGCAGTCGGAATTCCGGTGAACGCCGGACCCGCCAGCAACGCCCCACCCGCCGCCGATATGTCGGCACTGGTCAGGGTCACCGCACCCGAGCGGCCGTTGAAGGTCAGCACCGAAGCTGCCACAGCCGCCGCCACGAAAGCCGTGGTCGCGAGCTGCGTGGTCGACGTGCCCGGAGCTGCGGTCGGCGCGGTCGGCACGCCCGTAAAAGCCGGACCCGCCAGGATCGCCCCGCCCGCAGCGGTGATGTCCGCCGTGGTCAAGGTGACCGCACCGGACCGCCCCATGAAGGTGGTCACCCCACCCGCCGCGCCGATTGCAGCGGTGACAAACGCGGTGGTGGCGATCTGTGTCGTTGCCGTACCCGCCGTCGCGGTCGGCGCCGTGGGCGTGCCGGTAAAGGCCGGGCTCGCCAGCACCGCACCACCCGCCGTGGTGATGTCAGTGGTGTTGAGAACGACGGCGCCAGTGCGGGTGTTGAAACTGGCTACGCCCGTGGTCGACGCCACCACCGCCGCCGTGACAAAGGCCGTGGTCGCGAGCTGCCCGGTGTTGGTCCCCGGTGTCGGGGTCGGTGCAGTCGGAATGCCGGTGAAGGCCGGGCTGTTGATCGGGGCAAACCCGGACAATCCGCCAGTCGGAACAAAACCCGCCGTGACAAACGCCGTGGTGGCGATCGCCGTGGAATTATCCCCCGGCGCCGGGGTTGGTGCAGTCGGAGCCCCCGTGAACGCCGGACTGGCGAGCGGCGCTCCACCCACTCCCGTCACATCCGTCAAGTTCAGCAGCACAGCCCCGGTGCGACTGTTGAAGCTGGTCACGCCCGTCGCGACACCAGCCGCCACCGCCGCATGCACAAACGCCGTGGTGGCAACCGCTGTCGAACTATCCGACGTTGCCACCGTGGGCGCGGTCGGCGCACCCGTAAATGCCGGGCTCGCAATCGGAGCTCCACCAGCGCCGGTGATGTCAGCCAGGGTGAGCGTGACCGCGCCGGTGCGGGTGTTGAAGCTCGCCACCGTGTGCGCCGTTACGTAACCAACCGTGGCCGCGTCGGTCGGTGCTGATGGCGTACCAGTGATAGTGATCTCCGAGACGGTAATGGCGCTGCCGCCACCGCCACCGATGTTGAACATCGGCACCCACGCCGTGGTGTCGATCGGCGCGTCCTTCACCCCGCTCGGCGACGTGGCCCAAACCAGATTGACGCCGTTGAAGCTCCAGTAGGCGGCCACGCCATTCTGCAAATAACGCTGCACGCCATACTGATCGACATACCAGTTGAAGCCCTGGCGCTGCCCCAGCGGCGTGATCAGGTAGGACGCAGCAATGCCCTGATTGTTTGGTGCCGGCAGAATTCCGACGTTGACGCGCTCGAATACCTGACCAAGCAGAGCATCTTGATCAACACAGGCATAGGGACCACCAATCCCACCTTGCTGGATCAACAACAAATCATTGGCGCCAATATACTGGAGCTGAGGATAGTTGCCGACCTGCCGCACGTTGATGACAAAATCGTCCATTTATCCTGCTCCTTCAGCTAGTTGGCGCACATGCCATCAACGCCGTGCGCGGCCAGATCGCGCCAGTGGTGTCAACCGCCGTCCACTGCACCTGATAGTCCTTGCCGATGGAGCCGCCAGAAATCGGAGCATACAACACCCGCCCGAGCACGCTGACTGCGCCGATGGTGAAGTCACCATCCGCCGCCACCGGAACCGCCAAGTTGTTGAAGAAGTGCAAGCTACCTGAGACGATGCCGACCCCAGGCGGAATGACATAGCTGAAATCCATACCGATGATCGACGCCTCACCCGGCGCGAAGTTGGGGGTGTAACGGCGCGTGATCGACATCAGTCATCCCCCCAGCCTGCGCGTGTCCTCGACCCAGCGCGCGGTGACCAGCCGGTGAATGTACAAGGCGCTGCCGCCACCAACGAAGTTGCCGTCAGCATCAACAACATAAGCGCGCGGACTGCGCAGCATCACCGGCAGACTGACCAGCACCGGACCGTCACCATTGGTCGGCAGCGCGGTGACGACACGCGCTCGGCCAAACGGGCCGGGCGTGCCGGGGTAGGTCGGATCAGGAAGCGCCGGCTCGACCACACGGCCCGCCCGTGCATCGACCGTGACGGTCGGGCGAGCGGTAATCGTGGAGGGGAGCTGCGGCATGCGGTGGAGACTAACAGATTTTTTGCGACCGCCGGTAGCCCACCCCTTTCACCGGCGCAGAGTGAGGACTAGGCTCGCAAAATGAAAAGGGCCCGGTTGCTCCACCGGACCCTTTAACTGACGACCACCACAGCCATCAAACCGAACACCGGAACCCTTGGAGGTACCCAATGTCTCAGAACACAAGGAGCGAACCTCATGCCTGATCCCGCAAAAATAGATACGATCCGCAGCCCTAGCAAGCGATTTGTGCCGCAGGGGTCCTGACATGGACCCAGAAATCACCGCGCTACGATTGCGTCTACGCGCCAACGGCTACAGCCCAATTCCGGTCGAAGGCAAGATCCCGCGCATCACCGGCTGGCAAACGTGGTTCGACATGCCCGAGGACAAGATCCGGGGATGGTCGAGCAATGCCTACTTCGCCGGCCTAACCAACACCGGCCTACTCACCCGCCATAACCCATTCCTCGACATCGACCTCTACCACCCGGAAGCAGTCGAAGAAATCATCGACATGCTGTGTGACCGCTATGGCGACAACGTCATGGTGCGTACCGGAATGCCGCCCAAGCGCGGGGTCCTGTTCCAGCTCTCGGGCGAGCCGTTCGCCAAATACAGGATCGACCTTATCCCGCCAGGGGGACCGGACGGCCGCAAGCACGGGATCGAACTACTCTCCGATGGACAGCAGTTCGTCGGCTTCGGCATCCACCCCGATACCCACAAGGATTTCTTCTGGAACGGCGGCCGCCCCGATCAAGTCAATCGCAACGAGTTGCCCGGCCTGTCGAAAGAAAACGGATACGCGCTGATTGATGCCTGCGCCAGCATAGCGCTGAAGCACGGCTACCAGCTCACCGGAACCCGCAAAGCTGATGGCAACGGATTCGATCGCGATACCTATGGGTTCGACTGGACCGGCATTTTCAACGACCAGCTCGATCACGATGCGCTGGCGTCCACCAGCATGGCCATGCTGCGCGCCGGAATGAACGACGGCGCTGCGTTCAATCTCCTGCACGCCTGCATCGTCAATGCCAGAAGCGCCGATCCGGACCGCCAGTCGCGCCGGCTGCAAGAGCTGCCCGGCATCTTCAAAAGCGCGCGCGCCAAGCTCGGCGAGCCAGAACCACAAAAACCAGCAGCACCATCAATCTGGATCACCGGAGAAACTCTCACCAGCACCCCGGCACCAGCACAGGAATGGTCGGTGCGCGACCTGATCCCAGCCAGACAGGTGTGCCTGTTCTCCGGTCATGGCGCAGTCGGCAAGTCATCAACAGCGCTGCACCTTGCCGCCGCGCACGCACTCAAGCGCGCGTGGCTGCGCTTCGACCCGACGCCCGGCCCGGCGTTTTTCATCGACGCCGAAGACGATCTCGACGTGATCCACCGCCGGCTCGAAGCAATCCTCGCCCACTACGAGGACGGTGCCGCCGACCTCGCCGACCTACACATCCTCTCACTCGCCGGCAAAGGCGCGGTCATGGCCACCGCCAACCGCAGCGGCATTGTCGAACCGACTGCGCTGTACCGGGAAATCTACCAGCGCGCCGGCGACCTCAAACCACAGCAGATCATCATCGCGTCAAGCGCCAACGTATTCGCCGGCTCGGAAATGGATCGCTCGCAGGTGACGCAGTTCATTGACCTATTGAACCGTATCGCCATCCTCACCAGCGGCTCAGTGATCCTGATCAGCCACCCCTCACTCACAGGATTGAACACCAACAGCGGCATTTCTGGATCGACCTCCTGGCACAATGCCGTGCGCGCCCGCTTCTACATGAAATTCATTACCAACGGCGGCGACGAACAGGACAGCTCCGACTTGCGCGTGCTCGAATTCCAGAAGAACCAATACGGCCCGCCGGCCCAATCCCTCACCCTGCGGTTTCGCAACGGGCTATTCGTGGCCGAAACCGATGGCGTCTCCAACCTCGACAAGCTCGCCCGCGAGGCCAAGGCCGAGCAAAAGTTCCGCGACCTGTTGCGGCGGATGATCGACGGCAACCGCCCGGTCAGCGCCAAACCGACCGCCCGCAATTATGCCCCTACCGCCTTTGCCCGCGAGCCCGACCCCGAGGGACTGGACAAACGCGACTTCGAAAACGCTATGAAACGACTGTTTCTAGCCAAGGCCATAGAGGTAAAACAGTATGGTAAACCATCGCTTGGATGGGAGCGAATTGAGTTCGTTTAAGCGTCACCACATGGGGTGACCACATCGTCACCACACCGTTACCAGAGGGGGGGGTGACCACATCCCCTCTATAGAGGGGGATATGTGGTCACCTCGGCACCACACCCCCCACACCGCGTTAAGGAGCCGCGATGACCCGCTTCGTCCCCACCCGCCCGAAAACCACTCCCGATTTTGTCGAATGGCTCAAGGCCAATCCCCGGCCCGATCTGCAAGCCCTGATCGCCGAACACGGCGGCTATGCTAAAATCACCCCGCAAGCCTGGATCGACTTCGACGCCGACGTCAAAGACTGGAACGTCCGGCGCATCAATCGCGACATGTGGTGAAAACCGGCCCCAGCTCGGGGGAGGCGTGCGTAGCCAAGTCCGCAAATGGTCCGCCGAAATCAACGGCAAACCTAGCTCGATCAGCCTCGAAGACGAGTTCTACGCCGCACTATGCAAAATCGCCCAGGCTCGCGGCGTCACCGTGCAACACCTGATCGGATACGTCGCCGAACACAAAACCCAATCCAACCTCTCCTCGGAACTGCGCCTCACCGTCCTGCGCGAATTGCAAAATTGCGGAATTTGTAAAATCGGCAAATAAGTCGTTGATTTTTTAGAAAAAATCAAAAAGTTTTTTGGGGAAAATCCGGCATGGGGCCGAGCCCGATCTGAGATCAAAAGGCCAAGAGACGTTCCGGGGCCCCCATAACTGTCAAGCCAAACCTAGGTTATGGCGCCATGCCTTGGGCTATGGGGTGGGGGTATTCGTGGGGTCGGCGGGTGGGGGTCGGGCGGAAGCTGTCCGGGGGCTGGGTATGTTGCAGATACAAAGCCCACTTCCGCCCTAGGCCGGGGACGTCCGACCATAAGTAAAACACCTTGACACCCACCGCAAGATTATTTACTAGACAATGTGGGAGGTGTCAATGGCGAGCAAAAAAGCAAACTGCGGCAATTGCAAAAACGCGAGGCCGGCGTTTGCAAGCGAGCGGCTCGAATGCCATCGGCATGCACCAGCACCATACAATGCATTGGTGTTTTATATTAGCGAGCTGTTGCGTGATTGCGCGTGGAGCTTACGCAGCGCTCACAACATCGAAGAGCCATGGGAGCATGACGATCTAAGGTCGGAAGCAACCGAAGCGCCGGATCACGCGGTGTGGCCCACGATTGAGCGAGACGACTGGTGTGCAGAATGGAGGGGGAAATAATGGTTAGTCAGAATGCGCGGTTCGCTGCAATTGTTGCCTTCGGCAAGAAGGCCGGCGAGCGGATTGATCACGGAATGTGCCCGCGCTGCGGTAAGCAGGCGAAGGGGATCTTTCGCGATCAAACCTCCGAGCGCGAGTGGGAGATCAGCGGGCTGTGCCAGCCGTGCCAGGACGCAATCTTTGTTGAAGACTGATGCCCTGGGGAGAGACACTTGCGGAGGCGAAGCAGCGACTGCGCGACAATCTTGATTGGGGTATGCGGTGTCCGTGCTGTGGTCAATTCGCCAAGAAGTACAAACGCAAATTCAATTCCGGCATGGCGAGAGCGTTGATCAACATCTACAAACGCGGTGGGCGTTCCAGTCGTGAGTGGGTGTACATCCCTAACCTGTCGGCAAAGTCGCGCGAGGAAGGCAAGATCGCCTACTGGCGCTTGTTGGAGGAAGCGACCGAGCCACGCGAAGATGGTGGCCGTGCCGGCTGGTGGCGGGTTACACAATTGGGCGAACATTTCATTGTCAGCGGAATGCGCATCCCAAAGAAAGTCTTTGTTTACGATGCGCGTTGTCTTGGGTTTGATAGGACTGAAATGGTTTCGATCCAAGACTGTCTGGGCGATGGATTTGATCTAGGGGAGCTGATGGGACGATGACAAAAACAGATGTCAAGTTCCTGAACCTGATCGCCGAGATCGAAGGACTACACGCCGAGATCGATCGGCTGCGCGCTGCACTCAAAGATGCCTTGAGTTTCGTTCCTGATCACGTCTACGTCACGCACCGAAAATTGTTGGAGAAAGCCGCCGCCGGACAGGTGAATGGGGATAGGCCCGGCGACGGCTATCAGGACCGGTTGTCCTGATCCTAAAAAAATCCCAAAAAATAAAAAAGAACAAAACGAGATATGCTCAATGTGAGTAGAAGAAGCAATGGACACGGATGATCCAAACTGGCCGCTGCCGTCGTTTGACGCGCATGATTGGGCAAGGGCGTTCTGCAAGCTCAATCCGAGTATTGACGAAGATTTAATGGTGACTTGGTTTGCGAATGCCTTGATGCGCGGATACGACGAAGGCAGGAAGCTTGACGACGACGGGAAGCCGCCGCCGGACAGGTGAATGGGAATGGGCCCGGCGGCGACTATCAGGACCGAGCGTCCCGATCAGGCAACAGCGTCATCGACAAATCGCCAGTTAACCTTGCCCTTGCCTTCGAGGCCAATTGCTTTGGCCGCAGCCGGCGTGAGGTCTATGCCGGCGCCGTTGGTGGGTCGGCCGGACATGTCGGTGCCGCTTTCGGCTTGCGGCCGCGTGCCGGTCGTCCAGTACGGATCATGAGTGTTCCAGGGTCCTACGTCGCGGATGCGACAAACTACGCTGACTTCGCTGCCGGCCAAGTTGACCAGCACCTCGGGCCTGGGGTCCTTGAATTTGAACGGCAGCGCGCAGCTCAACTCTTTGTCGGTGATGGTGTCATAAGGTGGATAAGCCGAGGTGTTTGGATCGGCCTTGCCGCCGAATACCGTGCAGGTAATGTCTTGTTGATTAGCCGGGAATGCCGGAGTTGATGGTTGCTCCGGCCCCGCCGTGTTGACCATAAAATCTTCACCATTGATGGTGACGATGACTGGTCCGGTCGCCTTGATGTTGATTTCGACCCGAGCTGTTTCGGTGTCAGGTGGGGGTTCGATAGGCGGGGGCTGCTCGGGGGCGCCCTCGTCTATCGACACTTTGCCAATCACTTCGGCGATGCGGGTGCAGATACTGTCAAAGTGTTGTCGGTACAGCTCGGCATCGGCCATGCTGTCAACAAAACAAACCTCCAACAACACCGCCGGCATTTCCGTCGAGTTCAGGAAAAACAGATCGGTGCGCTTCTTGGCGCCACGATTGATGAACGCGCCGGTCTGGGCGATCGCCAACGATGTATCGGCGGCGATCTTCTGTTGCGTGACATACAACACTTCACAGCCCATCGGGTTGTTGGTTTTGTTGTAGGCGTTGAAGTGAACGCTCACATCGAAGTCGCGCGACTTGCTGTTGTGATAGTTGACGATGGCGTTGAGGTTGGCATTCTGCGAGGTTGAGACGTTGTCGTGAAACACATCGACCCCAACTCCCGCTTCGCGCCATAGCTCGGCAACGCGGTCAACCACTTTGCGAGCTTCGTCAACTTCGTCCAATCCCGGTGCTGGGCAGGAGGCGCCGCGAATGTATTTGCCGTGGCCGCTGCTGATGACGATCTTCATGGTGACCTCCTAGTCGCGCAGTAATGATCGATCCAGCACTTCCAACATGACGGTTTCCAGTGCGGTCAGCCGTGCGCCGTTGCGCGCCAGCTTGCTCGGGTACTTGGCATCACGCACCTTGATCAGCACATCGCGCAAGTCTGCGGCGGTCGGCTTTCTATCGGTCTGAGGATCGTCCACGGATGTCCTCCCAGGGATAGCCGGTCTGTTTGGCCAGTTCCTTGGCCAGCTTCGTATCCGGCCGGTACAGGCCGTTGAGCCAGCCGTAATAGGCCTGCCGGGCAACGCCCAGGCGGCGCACCTTGTCCATGACGCTGAGATCCGGCCAGAGCTTTTCCAGCACCACCGACATGGGCAGCTTCAGCCGTTCGCGCATTTTCATCGCGTGCGCAGTGGTGCCATGGTCCGGTTCGAGCTTAACAATGCGCTCAATCAGCTCCAGCGCGAGCTTTTGCCGCTCAATTTGGCTTGTCATTTCCATAGCGTAAAGGTATATCAATGGGCACTACAAAACAAGGCTCTACGCATGGGTGCATCATCTGTACCGCTTATGTGCCCGCCCTGGCTCCTGGAAATGATCAAACAAGGAAACCAAGCAATGAACGAAACCGAAAAAATCCTGTCGCAAGACCTTCCCGCCGTCGCCGAGGCCGCCGCTATTGCCAACGCGGCCAACGAAGATGCCGGCTTTGAAAAACTCCTGAAATTCAAGAAAGGCGTCTACAGCTCCGATGCCATCGTCATCGATTGGGGCACTGAGCTGGTGGCGCATTGCGTCGGGTGGACGAAGTGCTGGATCAAATTCATCGACAGCAAAGTCGCTGACCGCAAAATGTATCGCGTTGCGTCCGGCCAACGTCCACCCGAGCGCGATCAGCTCGATGACAACGATCCGAAGACGTGGGCCAGAGGTCCAAATGGTCAGCCGTCCGATCCATGGGTGTATCAGTATCTGCTGCCGATGGAGGACCGGTCCGGCGAATTACTGGTGTTCGTCACGTCATCGATTGGCGGCAAGCGCGCGGTGGCGGATCTGTGCAAGTCCTACTCGCGACGGGCACAGCGCACCGGGCACAGCGAACAACCGGTGATCAAACTGTCGGGAACGGTGATGCCGACCAAGTCGTTTGGCGACGTGCCGCGCCCGTTGTTTGAGATCATTGGCTGGGACAGCTCGCGTGAGGGCGTGCGCGAGGTCAAGGCGCCGGATACGCTGAAGCAGGAAATGGACGACGAAATCCCTTTTAATTAAGGCGGCGCTGGGCTAGACTGGCCATATGGCTCCCACGCCGCCTACTAAAACCTGCAACGACTGCGGCTTAACCAAGCCGCAGTCAGAATTCTACAAGCATCCGATGATGGCTGATGGTCATCTTGGTTCTTGCAAGTCGTGTCGTCGGGCCTACGCGAGGCATCAGAGAATTAATAATCCTGATGTGCAGAGGCGTGACAACGAGAGAAGTAAAACAGCAGAGCGCCAAGCGCATATCCGCGCCAATGCCAAGCGCTGGCGACAAAAGCATCCTGATCGGTATCGTGCTCAAACGGCCGTTGGCAATGCGCTCAGGGATGGAAAGCTGGTCAAGAAACCGTGCGCCAGATGTGGATCGATAAAGTACGTCCATGCACATCATGACGACTACGCAAAGCCGCTTAAGGTCAAGTGGCTTTGTGCGAAGCATCATCATCGTTTACATGGAGGGAGAAAATGAAAGAAGGTCTAGTGATAATTGCTGTGGTGGCGTTGTTGCTGGCGGTGCTGGTCGCTGCGCGAGCGCAGGGGCAGTTATGTAATGGTAGGCCATGTCCGCCTGAGTGCGTGACGACGTGCAATGCTTATAGCTGCACGACACGTTGCTTTCAGCGGTGACCTACACACTCACTCAGAAAATTGCGACCCTGGAGCGCGAGCTACGGCTCCGCTTCAGGGTCTACCCGCGCCGGGTCGAGCGGGGAACGATGACGCAGAACGTCGCCATGCACGAAATCAATGTTCTGAAAGCGATCCTTGACGACTACCACAAGCAGCGAGATCCGGAGTTGGAGCTATGATCCGCAGTAAGGCTAAGGCTGAAACTGTGAAGGAAGCGCAGAAACTTTTTGCGGATTTAGTAAGCTGGCTTGGTAGGGAATACCCCAATGTCAGTGCTGGCGCCGTGATGTGGGCAATGACCAAATTATTTGCTCTGGCGATATGCACTTCTGCAAAGAATGAAGATCATTTGCTGGACGGTATCCGGGTTGCGACTGATGGGTTGCGCTCGTCAACAACAAACCTGTGGGTGACATTGCACAAATGATATTCCACGAAGTCGAGCAGTATTCGACCGAATGGTGGCAGGTTCGCCTCGGCATACCGACTGCCTCCAACTTCCATCTGTTCATGACGCCGGGCGGCAAGCCGACCACACCCGACAACAGGGAGCGCCGCCGGTATCTCTACCGGCTGGTGGCCGAGCGCATTCTTGAGGAACCGGCGCCGCCCCGGTTCGAGGGCAACGAATACACCGAGCGCGGCCGGGAAATGGAGGAGGAGGCGGCACGAGCTTTTCTTCCGAATGCCGTATTGCGGCCGGGCGGGTTCATGACCACCGATGACGGCCGCTATGGCTGCTCGCTGGATCGGCTCGTATCGAGCCGTGAGGGGGTCGAGATCAAAGCACCGGCCGCCTGGACGCATATTTCGTATCTGGTCGAGGGACCGGGAGATCGCTACCGGCCGCAAGTCCAGGGTCAGCTTCTGGTGAGCGAATTCGAGCAGATGCACTTCTGGAGCTGGCATCCGCGTTTTGCTCCGGTGCATATCACCGTTGAGCCGGACGAACGCTATCAGGCCCGCTTGCGCCAGGAGCTGGATCTGTTCTGCGAAGAGTTGGACAATGTCGAGCGTTGGGTGCGTCGGCAGGGTAATGTTGCCGAGGTCGTAGGGATGGCCGCCAATGACGCCAGTTAGTTTGAAGGGTAGGGTGATCGAGAGCGGGTATGCGCCTGAAAATTCGCAATGGCGCGACCAGCTTCTGCACATCGATAGGGATGGCTATCTATCCGGCAGAAACCCTATGGATATACCGGTCGAGACGTTAGAAGCTTCGGGTCATCCTCGCCGTGGTGCTCAGGAAGTGTTTTCGGCTTTTGGCGGCTGCTTTGTGGATAATCCGCCGCGTGGCGCCAGAGGGGTGCGCGAGCACTGTTTGGCCTGTGCGGAGAGTAAGACCGAGGTCCGCCGCTGCCAAATTTACAATTGCCCATGCTGGCCATATCGCATGGGGCGCAATCCCTACAATGCAAATCGCGGCAAAGTTCCCGTTTATAAGGCCGGCAAAGCTCCAAAAACCCCTGCGGATGACGGTTCGCATCGCGTGGAATAGAAAATTGGGGTCAGTGTCCATCCTGGAGACTTTAAAATGATTAGGGTCGTCATCACCGGTCCCGCCACCAACGGCCGCTTCCCGTTCCGGATCGAGACGGAGGGCACCCGGCTGTCGCACCCGGTTACCGGGCTGTCGGCCGTGCCAATGTTCGACGCCTGCAAGATGCTGCTGAATGCCGGGGCGGCCGAGCCCAGCGCCGAAATCGGGATGTTCACGGAGGGGGACGCAACAGAGCGCTACTCGATGCAGGTTCTATTTGGCGCGCAGCGGCCGATTGCCGAAACCCCAACCGGGCCAAAGCTGACGAGCGCGGCGGCCAAGGGCGTGCTGCCCGAGGAGCAGCGCACCGTGGCCGAGGTCACCGAGCGCGATGACGTCAACGACGAGCCGACAGCCACACCAGAGGAAGCACCACCGCCACCGCGTAAATCGCCAGCGCACCGAGGCGGTAAGGGTCGGGCTGAACCAGAGCCAGATAAGCCAGTGCGATTGCACCGCAAACCGAAACCAGCAGGATCAGGCGGACGGCGAGGACGGCGGTAACGACGTTCAACGCCCCCATGACTCCGGCCTTCCAGGCCGAGCGGTGAAGGAATTCCCGAGTTAGCGCAGGATCAGGCGGTGTCGCGGTTGTCGTCGGCGTCGTCATCGTCGAAAGGATCGTCGACTGTAGGCTCGGGTTCTGGTTCGGCGGCTCCGGCAATTGCTTTTCGCCGACGAGCGTCATGCGCTTTGAAGGCGGTGGCGTATTTGCGGACGGAGCTTCCTGCGCTGGCGTCATCGAATTTTTCTTTCCTTAGATTGACGAACAGAACCTGTATCCGGCCGATTGCCACCAGTGCGGCAATGCGCTCGCGCAAGGTGATGTTGGGCGAGTTTTCGAGCTGATGCAGCATTTCTGAGACTTGATGGTAGAGCCGGACGTTGATGCTGAGCGGGTCAAGGTTGCTGCTCATTGCTGTCTCCCAAATTGCGGGCTGCGCCTGCGGCGGCTGCTCCGGTCAGCGGTGGAAATTTGCTGCCAGCGGCGATCGCTGCGCGGGTTGGCCAAGCTGCCGATTTGTGAACGATATGACCGAGCGGACCAACATAGGCCCCACCAAGGCCGAGTGAATAGGCTATGCGCGGGTCAAGCCCTTCCTGTTGTAGAGCCCAGCCTGTGCCGGCACCGACACCCATTCGAGTGGCGTGACCGGCAAGTCCGCTGAGTGGTTTTGACAGGGCGCCGAGGCCAAACGGCAGCGCCCCTGCTCCAATGCCGCCGGCAATGGCCCCTCGTTCACGATCCTCATCATCCTGTGCGGCGCCGATCGTCGCGCCCATAGCCGCGCGTTCGACCACATCGCCCAGGGTTGAGCCGATGCCGCCGAGCTTGGTCTGCAAAGCCTTGCGCGCGGCATAGGCTGGATTGGCGGAAAACTTACCGGAGGCTCCACGGACGGCGGGAGCAACGCGTGGCAACAGGCTGGTCAGCCCCCGGCCGGCGGCCTCGCCAACCTTGCCGACAATGCCAGGGCCGGGAATGAACCAGGGCGCGACCTCGCCGGTAACCTGCCCGGCACTCTGTGCCCACGACTGGCTTGGCGCGTCGGTGAATTCCTTAAGCTCCTGCTTGGCTTGCTCGCGCGCCTTGACGGCACGTTCGGGCAAGCCGGGCAGATTTCCTCCCGGCAGGATTTCGCCTAACCCGGCCACGGTGCTGCCGATGGATTGCGCGGCGCCTTTGCCAAAATCCAGCGCTTGGCGTCCGGCCCATTGCAGCGTGCTTTCGTGCGGTTCAGCAGCGGGCTTTTCGGCCGCACCTTTGCCGGCATCGGGAAACCATTTCAGGATCTGCGCCTTGATCTGCTCGCGCGGCATGTCGTCGGGAAATTCGACCAGATCGCCGTTGGGCATCTTGACGGTGGGCATTATTGCAAGAACTCCTTGAAGTCCACGGAACCGCCACTTGCGCCACCTGCACCGCCGCCGCCAGGAGAATAATCGCTGGATTTATGCACCTTGCCGCTTGGGGTGGCCGGTGCACGTCGTCCGCCATAGAGTTCGGGTGGCGGGTCTTCGCCGGGATGCTGCATCATCCAGCTTGCGAGCCCTGCGGTCGCAGCATTTGCCGGGGTTGTCGCGCCCAGCGCATCGCTCTCGCCGCCGCCACGTCCCTCTGCGGCATAGGCCCTGAACATCTTGTCGAGCGGTCCCGCTTCTCCGGGTTTATCCGGCTTTGTTGGATCGCGACCGGTGCCAGCTCTGAACCGCATTTCCTGATATTCCATGCGCTGCTTGAGTTTTTCGATCTTGTCACGCGCATCGCCAATGACGCGATCAACATCGAGCGCTTTCCAGTTCATCTTTCCTATTTGATCGGCACGTCCGGTCACGGTCGGCTTGCCGCCGGTCAATGCGCGTTCGTATTCCGAGCCGGCGGTGTCCATACTGTTGTCCAGTCGGGCAAATAGATCCTGCTCTTGTTGTGACAGGCCAAACCGTGCGCCCATAAACTTAAATCCGCCAAGGCGTTCCTTTCCCGCCAGCATCAATTGTTGCATGAACCCCTTGCCGTGTTTGGCCTCAAACTCTTTCAATTGTTTTAGATCATCGATGTAGGCGTACAGATGGCCGTATGCTGTGGTGATCGATGTCATGTTGCGACCATCCGGGCCGGAGCTAAAACTGCGCAGTGTACCGGCGCGATACATGAATGCGTTCATGTCAAGCGACGGATCGGCCTTGTGTGCCAGCCCATAAATGTAGGTCCACGGAGGCTTAGCCATATTGGTGTTGCGCGGTGGTGACATAGTGCCATCAACAAATCCTTTGACGTGGCTGGCCAGTGTCGGGCTGACGCGATTAGTGGCGGCAACAACATCATCGGCGGTCTTCAAATCCTTCCTGTTGATGATGTCGGTGAGCTGACCCTCGATTTCCTTGCTACGCGCATCGATAATGCCGAGCGCATTCTTGTTCTTTGTTTTAGGTTGTACGCCACTGATCAGATCCAGCGCGGCTTGATCGATGATTTTGCGATTGAGGTTCGGATACTGCATCGACGCATTGTCGAGCACGCGCGATTTTCCATAATCGTAGGTTCGTTGATCGTCCGGCCTTGCCGCCGTCTGTGGATCGGCCTGGGCAACCTGCCCAATGCCCGGCTCCGGGGCATCGCTGGCAATATCGCCGCGCCCGGCCACCTGCACGCCTCTGTCCGGCTTGGCTTGCGATTGTTTTTGCGGAGCTTCCTGCTGCGGTGTCCCCTCCTGCTTTGTCGGATCAAAATTGTCCGGCAGGCTTTGCGGGTTGGGGTCTTGCAGCGGATCGGCTTGTGGCTGACCTTGCGCGTCAGGCGCGGCCGGTGCTTCCTCTCCCGGTGCGGTTACCGGCGCGTTACCAATGCCGCTTTGCTCACCCCCGCCACCTAATTCGGGTATGCCGCTGCCTCGGCCTCCGGGACCGTTGCCGAGATATGGATCATAGTCCTGATCATCTTTTTTCTTCTTGTCTGCCTTGGCAGCGGTTTCGGCGTTCCAAATGTCCTGATTTTTTGCATTCTCCCAATTCAAATAGGAGAACACCCCAGGTATGTCGTACTTGTCTAGGTAGGCGTCGAGGTTTTGATGGTGGTGTTTGATGTTCAGGTCGCGGATTTTCTGTCGCGCTGTATCAAGTTCATCCGGCGTGTTCTGACCACCATGCAATTTTCTTTGTAGTTCCATCTCCTGTCTGACTTCATCATAATCCTTGAGCATGACTTGTTGATTGGTTCGCGCCTGTGTGAGCAAATCAATCATTCGCTGGTGTTGTAGTTCCACATTTTCGCGCTGTTCAAGCATGGCCTGCTTGCGTTCAGCTAGACCACCGAGCATGCGGTTGCGATAGGAGCTGGAAAAGGCATTGTGACTGAAGAAATCGAGAGTCGGACCAATGATGGATGCAATTTGAGCGGCCATATTGGCTGGGGCGGAAACCGCCGGTGCGGAAAACTGGCCAAGCTGGCGTCCAGCGACGGCAACGATGTTGGGGTATTCCCGCATTGACGGCATGGCCGAAGTGTCAAACACGCTAGGATCGCGTTCGGCCGCTACCCGAGCTGCACTATCCTCGCCCCAACGTCCTTCGGCATTGAGTGACGCCGGCACATAGCGCTGCGGAACCTGCGGCGGCTGTTTTGGCAATGGGGTCGGCAAATCGGTCTGTGCATCACGCGGCGCCGCATCGAGCCGACCACCGGTGAAGTTGATACCGGGGGTTTCAGCCATCGCGACGCGCCCCATCGGCTGCTGGGCTATCTGAGTGAGCGGCGACGGTGGCGGCGGCGGGAAATGCGGCTGCGGTGGTGGGGCCTGCTGTTGCGGATCGAAATCGGTGTTCGACATGGCTATCTCGGTCGCGGCCGTGGCATCGGAACCTGTCCGCCCATGAGCTGCTTCGCCCATTGCTGGGCGAGCTGGTCAAGCAGCGGATCAATGTCGTTCGACCCCGCCTGCGCTGCCATCAGCGATGCGCGTTGTGGCGATTGTAATCCCGCGCGCCAGTCATTGACGACGTTTTCCGGGGCGCCCGTCTCTGCCGTGGGGTAGCGCAGCGGGGTCAGGAACGGATCGTTGCCCTGTTCGACGTTGCTAGAGCGGGTCCAGTCCTGCCAGGGAATGCCGCCGGGGGTCATGCGCGCGGTCGTATTGACGATCCCGGTCAGATCCGGATTGCCGCCAAAGTTAAATTCACCAAACAGGCGCTGCGGTTCAAGTGCGGTCGCCGTTTGCCCGCCGGGGTGCGGTAAGGCATCACCGGGGCGAACGTGCTCACGGAAGTAATCGTCGCCGCCGCTCTTGCGCATGCTGTAGCCCTGCGTGCCGCGCATATACTGATGCTTGGCGACCATGCCGCGCTCGCCCATGCGCGGATCGTTGGAGGCGTTGCCGGTCATTGGTCCCCAGCCAACGTCGGACAGGTTCGATCCGGGGCTACCGTCCGGCGGAAAGACGACGTCGTAGACCTCGCGCTTGAATTTTTCGAGCTGTTGCGGGCTGACCCGCTGGTTGCTGTAGTCGGGATAGTAGCCGGCATAGCCAGCGCGGCCGTAGGGGCCATTGCGGTTAACTGTCTGCCCGGCCTGGGCCAAGCTGGTCGGCGCCCGGGTGCCGTCCGGATAGCGCCCATTGCCGGCAATGCCGTAGAGCGCGCGATTGCGTAGCGTTTCCAGTTGAACGATCTGGGCGCGAGTGTTGCCCGGCTTCAGCGACACCTCCTGCGACACCATCTGCGCCATTTGCTGCACGGTGCGCGGATTGCCGACTTCATTGCGCAGCGGGCTCACATCGACATGCGGCTGAGTTGGCCGCATGGGCGGGGCGCCATGTCGCGAATAGGGGCTCGCCTGGATTTCGGTGTGCGCGATCGGCTGGGCGGCGGCGCTAGATCCGGTGGTTAGCGATGCCTGTTGTGCAGCGGGCGGCTGCGCTGCGGGTGCTTGTGCTGCTTGCGGGGCGGCGGCTTGTTCAGCTTGGGCCGTCTGTGCTTCCGGGCTTCCGGCTGGCGGCTGCGGTGCGGCTTCTGGTGCGGTTGGCGGCTGCGGCGCGGACGGCTGCTGTTCGGGGGGACTTGCAGCAGTTTGTGCGGGGGGCTGGTCCGCGCCGTAGCCATAACCACGTGCACCGCCCTGCGATGGCGGATCGTAATTGCTGCCAACCTGACCGGCAACTCCTTGCAGATCCTGCATGAAGGCGCCCGGTCCCTGCGTTATTAGGTCACCTAGTGCCTTAATGAGGTTGAACCCGCCTCCGGAGCGCCCCCCTTGGCTTCCGGGTGGATTGGGGCCAGGAGTGCGGTCGGCCATTCCTTGCAGAAAGCGGCCAGCGGTTTGCAGCGGGTTTTGTTGTTTCTGCTGTTGCTGCGGCTGCGGTTGCTGATCGGTGCTGACCGAGGATGCGCCAACCGGTGCCTGTTTGCGCCCCTGCTCCTCGGCGGCTTGTTGCAGATCGGCATCGGTCGCCTCGGGCGGCCGGTAGCCGGCCGCGACCTCGGCTTGCGGGGTCAGTCCAGTTTGGGTTTCCGGTGAAATGCCGGGCGTTAATGGCGAAGTGCCGGGCCACGCTCCAACCTGGGCCGTAATGGGCTGCGCTGAATTGGGGTCGGCTTGTGCGGTTTGCGCGACTTGCGCGAGCCCGGACGTTGGTGCGCCGCCTATCGCCGCATTGCGCGCCTCGGGCGACAGATACGGCACTGGCTGCGGTTGCTGCGCCTGCGCCGGTGTGAAGGTCGGGGCCTGTATCGGCTGCTGTTGCGGTTGCTGCTGACCTAGCCCGGTCGGATCGCCGGCGGTCAGGGCGGCAGGAGCAGTCACGAGCGGATCGGTGAAAACGCTATTGGGAGCATTTGTCGGCGTTATGCCACTGCCGGCGCCGCCGCCACTACCACCGCCGCCGCCGCCGCTGCTCGGTTGCTGTCCGGCAAGTGCCGAGAGGCCGCCGCCAAGGGCGCCAAACAGATCAGAAATGCCACCACCGCCGGCCATGCGTCACCTATTTGCTGCCGAATAATTTGCCGATACTGCCGATCTGATTTCCCGCGCTCTTGTTGGCCCCGAGCGGGCCGGCAGCGAGCGCTTGGTTTTGCAGCTCACCGCCAACGGCTGCGAATTGTCCGGGAATGCCGCCGGTCACGCTCGGTGCCAAGCCAAGATCCATCGCTTCCGGGGTGCCCATCGGGGTTTGTGTGCCGCCAGCCGCGCCGGGGCCGCCGAGCCCGAGCTGATTGTAACGGTTGGCCATCATTTCAACGCTCTGCCCGGCCGCAGGGCCGATCGCGGCGCTTGCCGCCGGAGGCACAAATCCAGGGGCGCCCTGCGATCCAAATGGGCCACCGAGGAAATTGCTTAAACCGCCACCGGACATTAGCCGCCTCCACCCAGCTTACCGAGAAATGACGCGATCCCACCGGAGAAGTTCTTGAAGGACGAATTGAGAAATGCGGATTGCGCCGCCGTGTCGGCAAGCGACGCCTTTCCCTGGTTCAATGCGAACCCAGCGAGCGGTCCGGTCGCGCCCTGAGTGGCATTGGTGCTGTGTCCCATGCCGCTGGAAAAATTTGCCGCGTTTTGTACCTCGCCCTCGCCCATGGTGTACTGGTTCAGGGCCGTTTGTGGCCCGGTTGCCGGTATCCCGCCGGACGTGAGTAGCGCGCCAACGTCGTTGCTCATTGATGCACCATGAAACCGAAAGCGTGCCAGCCAAGCAGAAACAGCAGGATGAATATCAGCAAATCACCTGCCCACGGATAGCTGCTCATGACTGGCGAGGTTCGGGACAGGACACCAAATATCAGCCAGATCAGCATCAGCACCCAGAAGATCAATCCGATTGACATGGTGCGTCTCCCTTACAGTTTGATCCGGTAACGCGGTGATAGTTCGTCCGCGTTCAGCCGTTTTGCCATCGGCGCCAGATCATAGACCGTATCGGAGGCCAACAGCCAGTACTGGCATTTGCGTTGCCGGGCCCATTCGATCGACGCCCGGAGCAGCTTTACGGTTTCCCACATGGCACCGTCATCCGCGCACACACAGATGATGTTGCAATCAAACTCGGCGGGGAGCCACGGCAAGGTCGAGAGCATTGCGATCAGAAATGAGTTGGCCAGCCTGATCGGGTAGAACATCATCGGGTTTTTCAGCACGATGTTCCTGTACCACCCCTCGGTCGTGACACTGTCGAAGCGCGAATCGTATTTTTTCTTAAAAAGAAAATGCAACCATGGTAAATCGTTTTCACTTAACAGCCACGGTTCCAGCAAAACCGTGTCGGCCTCAATCGTTGTTGTAACAACGGGCTTGAAGGCTATGGAATTTGATTGATCAGGAAGTGCTCTTGATGATTGACGAACGTCCACCATGCTAGGCTCGCTGGTTCCATTAGATTGCTGTCGGCCATGTTCTGATTGAGTGGTGTGCCAAATAGAGCAAGATTGAAATCGTCGTGGCCGTTCTGATGATTGAAGTGCCAATAGCCGGCGCGCGCGCTTGCATCTTGAACAGTCGCGGGATCAAGCAAACGCGGCTGGCTGGGGGGACCGATCGCGGTGGTCATGTCGCGATGCAGTTGATCGTGATCGAAGGCAAAGCCGATTGCTGCCCGCGCATCTGTGGGCATGACAAGGAGTGAGCAGAGGGCCATCTACTCCTCCTTGCGACGATTGCTGCCTCTCAGCTCACGTGAAACAAGGGGGGAAGCTTCCGTCGCGCCCTGCCGATCCAGCGGCGTGCCGATGATGTCAATCCGGCGCGGGGTTACGCGATCCATGCCGAAGTCGGAGCTAGTGCCGCCGCGCAGCGCGCCGGTGGGTCCGGCGCCGGGGGCGGTGCCCATACGCAAAGGCCCGGCGAGTGAGCGATCGGATTTCAGCATTCCATCCGGGTGAGCGAAAAACGCGGTCGGTGAGCGCGGCTCCGTCCCGTCGTCCCGTGTCCTGGGCCATGGCTTCTGTGTTTCTCGGGTCATGCTGCCACCTTCATTTTCCGATGCGGGAGGCTTTCCTGCTCTAAAACCCCAATCACGTCATCGGTGTTGCGGCAAATGTAGACCCGTATGCCGGCTTCGTACAATCGCATGAACATCAGGTGCTGGGCTTTGGAAACCAAGCCAGTCTCGGTTTTCAGCTCAACCCCGACACAATGGCCATTGAAGAAGATCAGAATATCGGGAAACCCGGCTTTAAGCCCGGAGCCGTGGAGGCGGCCGGCCGTAGCTTTGCCGAGTTTCCCCCACCCGGACGGGAACGTCGTCCATAACGCGGGTGGCAACAGCATCCAATCGAGCAGATCAGCGACAGCTTTGTGAAGCTGTGCTTCGGTGACCCTGCTTTTCACCGAGCTGACCGGCGGACCGGACCAGTTCGCGCCCCAGGACGCGGGGACCGCGCCCCGGAGCGCTTACCGGCTAACCGGGTACGGCTCCAGTCACCCGGCCAAGCTCCGTTAGCCCATGGCAATCTGGAAACCGGACCAGTGCGGCCCGGCGGTTTGCGTGAGCGAGCCATTTCAGTGCCTGCGCGATAAACGGCGCCGACCTCTACGGGCCATTGTTACCTCCCGCCGCGACGTGACCGCCGATAGCGTTGACCGCCACCGTGCGGACTACAGGCGCGGGTTTCACGGGCACGATACCCAGGCGTGTTGTGCCCGGTTCGTGGGGTGCGGGTGGGAAAGCGACCAGCGGGATCGACACGAGAGCGCGGCCCAAGGTCAGCACCTTTTGCCACTACATCCTCCTGCCTTTGCGATAGCTGAACAAGCGCGGACGCCACTTGGGCATCCGCCAGCTTTTGGGTTTGAGTTGCCGGCGCAAATTCTGCGTATTGCGCAGGCCATATTTGGGCATCTAACCGTGCCGCTTGGACTTACGCGCACGAATGCGCTTGGCTCTCCGCGTCATTTTCAGAGGCTTCGAGCGTCTCTTGCGGGGCATGGGCGCCTACCTCCGGCGACCTCTGCGACCCCTTCGGCGACGGCGTGCCATTATCGGCGACCTCGGCGGTGACGGCGGCGTCTACGTGCCATGATTTCCTCTTTTCCCTGTTAAGGTCGGTTGTTGGAGCCATCAACATCTAGTCTGCCACGAGATCACGCCCCCCACAAGACGCGGCTTTCAAGCATGACGTGAAGGCGCTCGATGGTGAAATCGGGGGATAGTGATTGCATATCGATGGCGCCGGAAATGCCGGAAGCCTGAATGGGGTAGGGCTCTGACGATGTCGGACGTGGGGTGTTGCTCACGCCGGTTCCCAATACCGGCGCCGTCGCAATGTTGAATGAGACTTCCTGTGTGCCGCCGGGGATGCCGCCGCCGCGTGTGGAAAAACCGCCGATGAAATTGACCCCGCGACCGTCATTGTCGGCAAAATCCAGAAACACGCGCTTCCAGTTCTTGACGGTGAGTTGATCCAGCCCCTGGCCACGAATGAATTTGGTGGACAGGATCTTGAGGATGGCGGGATCGGGCTGGGCAAAGAGCTGAAACAGGTTGGTGCTATCGGTTCCGTAGGGCCTGATGACGCTGTCCTGCTCATACGAGCCAATGTGGGTGAGCTGCACCCCTTGTGTGGCGATTGACCAGAATTCAGCGCCCTGGCGCGGATGCCACATCAGCAGAAGATTGCGGGTCTGTCCGTAGATGTCGGTAAAGCGCCCATTACACAGCAGAACGCGGAACCCGAACATGGTCGCCGGCGCCATGGTCGGGTAATACAGGGGCGGTGTCGCAGTGGCATCAGCAGCGGTTTTTGGAATGACGAGCGTGTCGAAGATGTTGGTGGTCTTCTGACCGATCTCGCGTGTCTCACCGCCGCGCAGCTCAAAAATGCCGGCGCCGTTGAACATTTGCATGTAGCGGCCAATGCGGCCAACGGGACGCGGGAACCGTTGCCCGACTTGTGGATCGACATTGGTGTAGGAAAGATTGGTGGTGAATGGAGCTTCCGGAGTGCCGGACCCTATTAGCTGAACTTGGTTGATCATATCAATCGAGCTGTCGCCGTAAACGAACAGATAGCCGGCGCTCGCTGCCAGATCCATGTAGCTGTAGGTCAGCTTGTCGCCGAAATAGCCGAATGAGCCGCCGCCGTCCGTTGTGGAAAAGTCGGCGCCGTTGGACGGTGCCGAAAACGAAATCACATCCTTGCCGGCGACGAACAGCCGAGAATTGTAGACCTCCATGGCGTAGATGCCCGGCAAGCCGATTGGCATGGTGAACGGTACGCCAGGGGAAACCTCCAGCGCATCGGTCAGCCAATCCGGAGCGGGATCGCCGGGTGATGACAGGGTTGCGCCGTCCCAGGCATAGAGCCCGCCAACGGTTCCACCGAGGGCCGGCTCGGGTGAGCCGAACAAAACGCCGCCGCCCTGACCAGAGACGGCGCCAATAAAGCGCGGTCGCCACACTTTTGCGCTTGCCCAATATTGCGGGGCGATCGGGTTCCACACCTGATGACCGGAACCGCCGACATGCACGACGTCATGGGTGTCGAGATCGACTTGATCGATGGTTCCGTCGCTTAAAAACATCCAGCCATAAGCGCCGGGAGGCGGGGCACCGTTCTGCGGTGTAATATCGCCGATAAAGCCGAAGAACATACGCAAAATTCGTATGCCGGCCGGCGCGGTGTAGATTGCGGGGCTGGGGCCCCAGCAGGATCGCAAATTCCCTGACCCAATCGCGAACAGGTTCTCGTTCCACCACTGTTCGTCGTCTCCGATCGCGCCGCGCCCGGCTTGCTGGTTGAGCCCGGCCGTCCAATTTTCCCAGGTGTGTAGCTGGGGTGGATTTGCACTCTGGATAGGCATGTCATCAAGCTGATCTGAGCGTCGCGCCGTAAGCGGTTTGGATCATTTGCGGACAGACCACTGCCGCGCACAGGGGCAGCTCGGTCGCGAACATCTGCGCCATGGCCAGCGCATCCTCGCGCCGTTGCTGTTGCAGCAAGGCGAGCGTTGCCGCCCAATAGCTCACGGCATCGCGCCAGGGGTAGGGAATGGGGTCGATGTCGTTGTCAGTCAGTAGCGGCTGTGGAATGACGGTCAGATCGACTTCCATCGGCAGCGATTGCGTTGGCACCGGCGCCATGAAGATCGATCCGGTTGGTCCCTCGCCGTATTGCGCCCACCAGCCGGGTTCGCTGATGGTGCCCATGAAGGTGCCGCCATAGATGCGAAAGCGGGCTTGGAAATCCGTCCAGATCAGGCGCCGCCAGAGTGGTTTCCAACTTCCGCCGACGATGCTCCCACTCAGGATATTGCCGTTTTCGTCTTCGGTGACTTGCCAGCGACCGCCGATGCCGAGAGCGAGCGAGCGGCAGGCGAGAACGGATTGCGCTTGCGGCATAATGAGCTGCACCAGCGGGTCCCAGCTCCGGAACGTATAGACTTCCTGATTGGGAATGGTCTGTACGCCGGGCGGGATGACGCGCAAGCAGCCGGATATGGCGGCGATGCGACGGCGAGAGCGGTTGATGTAGTTGCCCAGGGTCGGAATGGTGAAAAACTGCCCTTGATTGTCGTTGAGCAGGTTTTGCACCTCGTTAACGTAATTGGCCAACATGGCGCATTATGCACCCGAGCGCCGGCGGCGTCTCGGGGTTTCCGCGCTTTCCGCTTTAGGGTCGTGGCCGTTGTCGTTCTCGGCTTGCGTCGCAAGGATGTTGAGGTCGTGATGCGGCAAGCCGGTCCCCGGCGGGGTCGGATACGAGGGCGGACCGGGACCGCTGCCGGAGGGTCCAGGTAATCCCCAGCCACCAGTCGGGACACAGGGCGTCGTTGCGGTTTGCGCCGGTAGATGCGTTGTCCATACCCCGCCTGACAAGGTTGGGACCGTCCATACGTTTGAGACAACAAAGGTTGGTGCCGGGAAGGTGGTGGTGAAGACGGGGAACCACGACACCATCGTCGGCGTGGTTGCATTGCCAGTGCCGAAGATGATCAGCGCTTTGCCGGCGATCACGGTGGGCAACGCGATGGCGGGACCGATCAGTACGCCGGGCGGGATCGGCACTGGCGCCGTGCCCGAGGTCGGCGGGAAGGTCGGAGGCGGTCCACCGCCTTGACCAACCAGCGGCGGCGGCAGCAACGGCGTGAACAGCGGGAACACGCCACTGCCGGATGCGAAAGTCGTCGCGGATGCCGGTGACGATGGAGCAGATGTCCCGCCAGGGCCAACCGCTTCGACTGTGTAGGTGTAGCTGGTCGATGCGGTCAGTCCGGTGTTGTTAAAGGTTGTTCCGCTCGGGGTGCCGACTGACGAGCCGCCGCGCAACACAACGTAGCTGGTCGCGCCGGCACTTGCTGACCACGACAGATTGATTTGCGATGACGAAACCGCAGTCGCTGTCAATCCAGTGGGTACTGGCGGTGGGCTACCGCCGGCGGTGGGTTTGTACGCCAATTGGAATGCGGAATAGACGGGCATTCCAGTAGGACCGGTTGCGGTCAGATTGCCGGTCGCGCCCGCAGTCGGCACGAGCATTGCGCCCGTACTCATGTCCCACTTGTTGGTGCCTTGCAGGTTTATGGCGAGTGGAGTGAACCCGGCTGTTGTTGGTAGAACAACGCCGACACCTGGGGTGGTGGTGTCTACTAGGAAAAAATAAGCCAGCAGTGCTTCATTAGCAGCCGTTGTTGTAACCGAAGGCGCGATCAAGTTAACGCCGGTGGGCGCAAGGCATTGTCCAGCAGCAACATCAATCGTTGCTTGGCCAAGGTTCCAGGCAGTCCAGCATGGATTGCCGGTCGCATTCGGCCAGCTCACGGTGTAGATGCCTGTTTCGCCACCGCCGACAACCTTCGCCCACACTGATAGCCGTGTGTTGAATGGTGCGCCTACGGCAGTGGCGACAAGGTTCGTCCATCCTGACCCGGAAATTGACAGAGCGCCCGGTGGGCCGGTGTCGGCTTCGACGGTGACAGCAACAACATACAAATCACCGGCTGCGAATGGTCCGAGTGTTTGACCGACTGCTTGTGTACCAACAACAACCGATGATCCTGTCGTCACGGCCGGCTGCGTCGCCATGAAACTCAGCCATTTTATTGGTGAGTTTCCGCCGCCGCCATTAGGCGGTGCGCCGGTGCTGATGGCAATCTGGAATGCGCCGTATTGCTGAAGTGTGCCAATAGTTGCGCTCAGATTTCCGGTAAATCCAGCGGCTCCTAGCGTTTTGGTGCCAGATGCGCCTTGGCTTGGCAGGCCGCCCTGTGTGTTGTTGAAAATTGTCGTCAGGCCGCCCGGCAACACCCAGTTCGTTGCGTCGTGATAATTGAACCAGTAAGTTAGCAGTGTGTCGGCGTTGCCGGTCGGGAAACATGCAGGATTGATGCAAGCGCCGCCGCCAGCGGTGAGGACATTCGACCAAATACCATTCCAGGCATCAACAAAAGCATTCTGTCCAAAATTCCATTCCGCCCAGGAAAAGGCTTCGGGAGAAGTCCCGCCCCAGGTGACGGTGTAGACACCGGCAGCGGTAACGTCAGCAGCGGCCGCGACCTTCCACCAAACAAATATTTTGATTTCATTGTCACCGGCAGTCGGTTGCAGGATTTGCGTCCAGCCGCTGCCAGATATTGTGTAGTCGTTTATGCCACCGGCTTTACCGGCATGTGCAGCAACAATCAAAAGATCGCCAAGCGCAACCGCACCCGGAGCTTGTCCACCTGTGCCCGTCCCGGTAATCACACCAACCTGTGCGGTTGTTGCGGGGACGTTCATGCCGTTGTTGCCCGGCCATGACGCCCATTTCAGCGCTGGTGCTGCAAGCAGGACCGGATCATCGAGGGTTTCGGTTTCGCCCATGCATCACCGCACCGGGGCTGGATCTACCGCGCCTGAAGGTGCGGGCAATCTGGTTTGATCGCGATACAGATAATCGGCAAGAACCTGCCCGGTGCTGATTGGCGGGGGCAAGGCTTTCACGGGGTCCGGAATGGTGAACGGACTTTGCAGAGCCGGGGGCGGAATGATTTCAGCGATTGTTCCGGGGCCGGCAATCAAACCGGTTCCCGGAGCGCGGCTCTCGCTTTCGAAAACGCCCGGTTGGCGCGGATAGGGCCATGACCGGCTCGCCTGCCAACTATAAGGCGGGTCAACGTTGTGCGAACCGGGAATTACATAGGTCGCGGGTCCGGCCGGTTGGGCAATCGGAACCATGCGTCACACCCCTTCATGTTACGGAGGCGGTGCGGCCGGGAACCCGGTAGCGCCACCCGTGATACCCGTCATGACAAACCCGGTCGAGGGTTTGGAGCAAACGAGATTAAGCGCTGTCAGCGAGAGCCCGACGCTGGCGATCTGTCCCTGTGGAATTGTCGAGTACCACCCGGTCCAGGCAAAGTTTGCGTCTTCGTGGATTACCAAGGTGATGTACTTGGAATTGAACCCGAACGCAGTGCCGGCCGGGCAATTGAGATCGAAGAAGATCGGGGTGTCGCCCAGGAGCAGGCCTCGGAACCCGGAATTGACCGGGTCGTCCTTACCCCAGCGGCTTGATGGATCGTTGTTGAAACGTTCCACCGACATGAAGTCCGTCAGCAGTGTTGTCCAGTCCTCAACGGACATGACGACGAAATCCAGCGCTTCACCGCCCGAGTGCTTCACTGCCTTGAGCATCTGCGGAATGAAGGCGGTGCGGGTCAGCACTGCGCCGGCGGTCGCGACTTTCAGGCCGGCCCAGGTTGGGTAAGTCGCCCGCGACAGGCCACCGTACACGTCAACAGCGGTGCCGTCATCGTAGGCGTCGAGCAGACCAAACATCTGCAACACGTTGCCGGCATTGCTACCAAACAATGCTGTGGCGAGCGATTTCAGCGAGCTGTTCTTGAGATCGTTGAGCTTGAGCATCAAGCGCGAGGCGACGGCGATCGCGTCCTGCGTCACGAGCTGCTCCAGCCCAAGCGAGCTGACCGGCGTTGCCAGGGCGCAGAGATTGAATTCGGCGTTGACGGTGGCGGCAACATCCGTGGGCAAGGTGAACTGTCCAGATGGTCCCATCCATGAGGACGTGACGTACTGTCCGGTTTGCACCGGTTGGGTGTAGGGCGACACACCGCCCGATGCGCGCACGGCATTTCTGAGCAGAAGCGCCAATAGCGGATTTTGCCGATACAGCAGCACGACAACCATTTGCGCGAACACACGCCGAACGGTTGCTTCCAGTTCAAGCCCGAGTGGTCCAGATGGAATTAAGCCTGTGCCGAGGATCGGCATGTTTTATCTCCCGCCTCTTGTTCGCTCATGATCGCGCCGCATGGCGGTCAGAAGCTCTTTGCGTGCCCAGCCCTCGGGATCTTTGGCGATGTCACCGAAGCCCTCTTGCTTCTGGTGGTTCCAAAGTCCGTCGCTGTAATCTGCTTCACTTTGTTTGGGATTTTTACTCGCCTGATAGGACGCGGCGATCTCGTAGTCGCCGACATTTTTTTCGACCATGAATTTCTCAAGGTCTTTCATTGCATCGTCTGTGAAGCCGTATTCTTGTTGCACTCGGGAGCGAGTTTCATTAAAGCGCTTTTCTTCTTCTGCCTGTCTTGCTGCTTTGCGGTCTTCCTCGCGGGCTTTTCTTTCATCATCGAGTTTTTGATTGAAGCGCTCCTCGATGTCGTAATCGGGGATCTGTGCTTGTGGATATTTTTTCTTGATTAGCGCCTTTGCTTCCTTCGAAAGCACCGGATCGTTGTAGATCGACTCAACAAAGTCGGCGACTTGCTTGCGACCTTGCAGGAAGTTGTATTCTTCGTCCGATACTTCGCGCGGCATGGCAGAGCCTAGTTGTTGTTGTTCTTACCGATGACTGACGGCTGAAGTGGAACGCCGCCTTCGGGTTTTGGAACCACCTTGGCGATCGCACCCCATTCCGAGACTTCGGATTGGGTGTCGACTTGCAGCACGGTGCGCGGTGGCGTGGCAGGGGGTGTCGTGATTGGTGGGTCGTAACTACGGTTCTGTGCCATACTACCTCCAATTACCGCTGATCATTGCTCTTATCATGCTCCCGGTAATGGCGTCGAGGGCATTGGCGCCGGCGGCGCGGCCCCAGCGGGTCCGCCAGGAGGCCCTCCTTGTTCACCCTGTTGACCCATGACCTTAGACAGCAGGGCATTACGAGCCAAACCTCGCAGCATGTCTTGGAGCTGAGTTTGTTGAACGCCAACGGTCGGCTGACCTTGGGCCATGTGCCGACTGAGTGATTGCAAAGCGCGCAATACATCACGATGCACCGGGGTTCCGGGTTGAAGCCCGGACAGTGCCGACTGCATCATCCCGAGCGCGTTTTGCAGCATGGTCAGGGACGATGCCTGATCGCCCGGACCCGGCGCACTAGGCTGCGGACCCTGCTGACGACGGGCAAGAGCAGCCAGAACAGGACCGCCTCCACCAGGAGCATTGCCGGGAGCTGAAGCGGGCGAGGGAGGCGCTGGACCAGCCGCACCAGTGTTTGCGCCCTGCGGTCCACCCGCGATTTCATCGCCGTTAGCCATGCATACCCTCGTTAGGGGCCGCCTCCGCCATCGGGGGTGGGGGCTAGGAGGGAAATGTCGGAGGCGGCTTGCGCGATGTGAAACTAAACCCAAAACCTAGTAGGTTGCAACTACCCCCCGCCACCAGCCTTGGGCTTGCGCCCTTTTTTGCTCTGACTTCGCCCCGGAAGTTGCAGTACGTCTTTGAGCAATTCCTTCTGCTCCTCCTGCTGCGCCGCTTGCGCTTGCTTTTTCTGCCGCTGCCGCAAGCGCGCCAATAGCAGCTCGGCGCCGGGTGGGTGCAGCATGTGGATCAGATCCTCGCCGTCGATGGCGCCAGCTCGGGCGAGCGCGATGGCGACCTGCCGGTTGTCTTCGGCAAAAGCCGGGCTGGCGCTATGGCTGTCGACTTGGACTTGGAAGTTGTCCGGAATGTCGTGCAGGGTGAAATCGGTCCCGCTGTCGGTTGTGTAAATCATCGCATCCATGGCCTGCATGATGCGCAGCGAGATATAGCCGCTTTGCGCTAGTTGCCGTTCGACGCGAGCAGCTTGATCAATGAGGCGTGGAGACGACGTGCGGACCAAAGTCTGCGCGTGAATGCCGGCGCGAACACCGGGCTCGCCCTGTCCGGACATGATTGGGGAAAATCCGCCGGCTTCGTCGAACATGGAGAAGATGAAATTAAGCTCCTCCATGTAGCCGGGCGGCGGGGGTTCAACGAGCTTCGAGGCTTTGGCGTTCGGGTTCGGGTCGTTGATGAACCCGCCTTCGCTGATGATTTTGTAATACTGCTCCTCGGTGACCGAGGTGAAGCCGGAGAAGACTTGTGGCGCATTGACGTTTCTGTCCCACATGACCTTGATGTCGCGCAGCCGCTTGTTGAGCAAATCCTGCAACATCTGCACGTCGGCGACATAGCTGCGGCCCCAGAAATATCCAGGCGTCACCTGCGGCTGGATTTTCACGAATGACGAATGACCGGGAACGCGCGAGAGGTTGCGCCGGGTTTTATCGCCTTCGATGATGATGTCGGGATAGACCACCTGCATGGTGGTGTAGTCGCCCTCGCGATCGCGGTCCTTGACCCACAATTCGCAGAATTTGACCGTGGGACTGATGCGCCGCTGCGGGTGCCAGGGGGTCGGGATCGGAAACACGTTGACGATGCCGGCGGCTTCCGAGTTCGGCATTCCGCCAGGATCGCCCAGCGGATTGAGGCCGCCGACCACCATCTGATGAAAATAGCTGGGCTTTTCTTCGTCTTGCTGCGTTGGCCGCCCCTCGGATATGCGCGCAAGGATTTCCCGGCGCTTGGGATGATCCTGCAAAATGGTCCGCAAACGCGAGATCGTCGGATAGGTGACGTGGCAGAACGCTTCTTGCTCATCGAGGTCAAGGATGGTTTCGCCTAGCACGCCGAAATTTTGCGGGTGCACGGGAGCGACTTTGAAGCCGTCTTCGTGCGGGTAATGCTTGAGCAGATAGCAGCCGTTGACCATTGACCACGTAAGCGCTTCCGAAAAGGTGATGTCGCTGTCGGTCTGCCGATAGTCGGCAGTGAGCTTTTCTGAGACGAGCTGCGAGCGCTCCAGTACGGTTTCCGGTTCACCGCTGTCGTAAATGACTTGATAGCGCACGTCAGTCGGTTGCATCAGAAAGCCGGACAGTTTGTCGATGAACGGCTTTGTCTTGTTGTAGATCGCGGCTTGTGTGCTGTACGTGCCCGTGTAGTAGTATTGCGAGGCGCGCGTGTACACCATGGCGCGCTCCTCAACCGAGGCCATGCATTCGTCTATGACCTCTCGGACCCAAAGCTCCAGATTGCCGTCGTCACTTGAATTGGGGATCTTGAGCACGCCACTCTACCTCTCGATGGATCGCGTTGAGGGTGGTCACGATGTTTGGCGAGTTTGGTAGCTTCTCCATGCATTCCCACAGGAATTCTTCGTAAGCCACCAACTCGCGTATCGACATTTTGGTGATATGTGTTGTTGACGTAAGCTTGGGTCGTCCAGATTTATTGCGCCATACGAACGGCATTACCAGACCTTCATGGCTCTGCGTTTGGAGGCGGCGATCAGATCCGGTTCGGCGCCGGATTTGAGATTGCTTTGCAGGACGTCGAGGCCGGACCCGAAGTTCAACCGCGTGTGCCGGCCGCTGGCTATGGCTTGCTCAAGGGTGGTTTGCGAAACGCCGGACCATGAGCTTGCTGGGATTGAGGCCAGTGATTGATCCTTGTAGCGCACCTTGGGAACGTCGCCTTCCTTGCGCGCGTCTCCCATGTTGGCGACGTGGTAATCCTTAGCTGCGATGTCCTCGGCGAGAGCGTGGGCGCGTGCTGATGGCGAGCCGGTAATAGCTACCGGACGAAACTGCTGCTGCATAGCACGCGCCGCACACGCAGGGCATTCGGGCGCGGGATCATCGCATTGCTCCATGCTCAAGGTGACTTCGATGAAGTGATTGCACGCCTCACAAGCGTAGGTTCTAACGATCGGCAATTCTTCCTCCATCGTCAGCCCACTGTCCGTCGTGGTCTTGTTCATAGAAGCAGTGAAATGGTGCACCGTAGAGCTGGACAATAATAGCTTGAGCAAAAACACGACGGTATGTTGCCGTTAATTCATTTTGAGCCTCTTTCGGCAACCTCTTGTGTAATTCCGCTAACGGATTTGCTTCCCACGTGTGAATGACTGGAACCATCAGCGCCCCCTATTGCCAATCGACATACAGGCTGTCACCCGTTGTTGTGCAGGTTCCAACGATTGGCCCGGTCGGGCCATGTGGTGAATAACGATCATAGTGCTGACTCGAATTAAGCAGAATTGACACCGCTTGTGCGGTGCTGGCGGTTTGTCCAGGGATGGTTATGGCGGTGCTCAAGGTGTTGCCAACGGCAACGGCGCCACTGATTTCAATCCAGCAAGTATCCAGAGCTGAGACGAGATTGACGGTTGGGGCCGTTGTGCAACCACCGCCCGTTGCCGGCGCTGGCGAGAGCGGTGGCGCGGTGTAGTTACCGTGATTGACCAGTGTCAACGGGCTGGTCAGCACACCGGCGGCCACCGTTGACGTGAACGTTGCTGCCGTGCCGGTGCCGCCAACGACGGTGAAGGTCTGTGATCCGGTCGTGCATCCAGCACCAACGGTCGCGAGTGATATACTGGTGACGGTGGAATTGGTGTTGTTGTTTTGGACGGTCAATGAGCGCAATGGCTGTGTGCCACTGGCAATGAGCTGATAGGTTCCGCCGGTGACAACATGAATTGTTTGATTGAAAGTCGGGAGCTGAGACATTTGTCCCGTTTGTGCCACTGCTGATGCCGTAGCCATCAACAGGGCCAGCAAGGCGAGAAGCTTACGCATTGTAATTCTCCCTAGCGAGCGCGCCGTGCGTCGATATAGCCGTAAAGCCCAATTGGCCCTGCGCCGGTATAAGTCACCAAGCCACTAAGATAGATTGTTGTTGTAGCCGCGAGCGAAAAGCGCACCTTTCCCGTTGTGAGAACGGGTAGGTTGGCCGCGACCAGGGCGATATTGATGCCAAAAAGTGAATTCAGACTTCCGGCAGGAACCGTTGGCATGAGAGCGGATGTTGCACTGACCCAGGTACCAATCCCGGTGACGTTTGTAGCGGCGCGTGTTCCGGTTGGGGCAATCCAGATTTGTCCTTGAACGTCCCAATCGCCGGGCGATAGCGAAATGCTGGTGACGTTGACGGTCACGCCGGTTGCCGCTGCTACAGCATTGGCTGCAAGCACAGTTTTCGAAATAAACTCGCCGACGCAGCCAGCCGGAGCGTTGTCGTTGGTGATGGTGCCGATGACGTTCTTTGGCACAAAAATGAGGCTGTCGGTTCCCAGCTTGGCGATGTTGCCGGTGTTGACTGACACCGCATTCGGGCCAGCCGGCCCTGCCGGACCCGTTGCGCCTGCTGTGCCCGGTAGCCCTGGCGTGCCCTGCGCTCCCGCTGGTCCCGTTGCGCCCGCAGCGCCCGTGTCTCCCTTGGGGCCGGTTGGTCCTGCAACGCCGGTAGAGCCAGCCGGGCCCGCTGGCCCTGTTGCTCCGTCAACACCGTCCGCTCCCGCTGGCCCTGGCGGGCCTTCCGGGCCAGGAGGGCCCGTCTCTCCTGTTGGTCCGGGTGGTCCTTGCGTTCCACCACCCGTGCTGTCCGCGACTTGCAGCTCCAATCTGAATGAAGCATCTGCGTCTTGTTCAACAGGAAAAGCTTTGGAGCCCGATCTTATTTTGACTGCAACAATGTACTGTGCCCACGTCGCGGTGAATGGCATTCCTGCGCCAGGGGCAAAATTGAAATGCCTAACATTGCCGCTTGCATCAACAAGTTCATAAAAATTAACTCCGTCCATTGAGATTTCGAACGTGAATGCGGCTGGTGTCCAGTTTTCTGGCGTTCCAAGAAATACTGGCCTGCCCGCGCTGCAATCGACAGAGTTTGAAAGCGAGTTACCAGCAGGGATTGTTGCCAGCTCGGGGGTCGTTGATACTAAGCCAGTTGGTTTAGCCATTAGAATTTCTCTTTTCTAACGTTGGCTTTCCTGTTGATGGCAGCAAAGTGCTGTGAGAACGCAAACGAAAGCATGGTGCCGACGTTGGCCGGGGGCCGCTCGCCCTTGACGCGATCCCAGGTGTGATTGCGGGCGACTAGCATTGGTCGGCGCCATTCGATCCAGGCATGATGCGCCAGAACTAGCGCCGACACCAGATCGTCGTTTTCACCGGTGTCGGGGCCGGCGCCAATCCACCCCTCGTCCTCGATCACTGCTTGCATCTGTGCCACCAGGGCCGGGGAGCGGAGTTCCAGCCGGCGCAGCATCAGGCTGTCGCGGACTTCGCTGTAGGTCTGATGTTTGTTGTCTACGTTCGCTTTCCACGCGATGACGTTTCCAGCTCCACCCAAGGTATCTGCTCGCTTGTACAGAAACCATCGCACAGCTCCGATCATGTTGAGGATCTTTTCCGATCCCGGCTCGCCCTGGATCATGCCGCGTTCGGCCAGCATGCGCAGGTTCCGGACCTCGGGCAGCACGGCGGCACCTACGCCGGTCACTTCCAGATTGGCGATGTGATCGCGGTAGGCGCCGGCAAGATGCGCCAGCACCCAGGCAATTTGGTAGGTTATTGGTTTGTTGGTGCGGAATTCCGCGACTTGCACAACGCGGTCAGCGTAACAGCGCAGGACCTCAATAGCGTGATCGTCGCTATCGCCCCCACCACCACCGGAAGGGTCAACACCAATGCAATAAATGCCATTTTCTTCAGGCGGCTCCCAAACCTTGAGCATCGCTTCGTCGCGGTCATTCGTCGGCTCAATCCGGCTTTCCAGAAATTGTTCGTTGAACAGGTACTTGTAACCTTTGTAAGGCGGCCCTGATGGCGTCAGCAGCTCGGATATTTCCAATGTCCGTTGTGCCGGGAAGAACCCGCTGCCACTGGCGATGAAGCATTCCCTCTCGTGCCAGGGGTAATGCCTCAACATGTATTCCTCGTGGCGGAATTCCGCCTCCCTTCTCCACCATGCGATTTGCTCCGGTTTGATGACGTGATTGTATTGTTGTTTGACGTAGCGGGCGCGGGTGATTTCGTCTTCGGTCAGCTTGCCACCGTCCCAGTAGATTTTGAAATCAGGATCGGATTTTGCAATGGTGTAGGTTGGATTTGCCCAGAAGCCGATAAAGATAAACCGCATGTGGCGGTCTTGCTTGGCTTGCTGGACGTGATTGTAGTACCAGTTGAAGCCGTTCGCGATGCTTTCCCAGATGTAAAGCCGGGTCGGGTTCTGCCGCGCCAGCGATGCCTTCAGACTTTCCACGCCAGCCAGCGATTTCCACTGTGCGCATTCGGTCGCGTGCATCATGTTGAGCGCGCGCGAGGCGCCGAGATCCGGATTGGAAGCAGCCGCCAGCAGATCAATCACTGATCGATTGGCGAACGCCATACCGGTGCGATTATTCTGGACTAGTCGGTGCTCGGGAGATCGCCACTCGGGCGGGAGGGTTTCGAGTAGACTTGCAAAAATGCGACGCAAGCGCTCAAGGTTATCAGTGCGGTCCGCAATAATAGCACCTTGCACCCCAGGATTAGCCAGAGCCCAAAATAGTTCAACAACCGAACATACCGTCGTGATGGCAACTTGTCGGCATTTGAGCACGACGAATTCGTGAACACCTTCACTCAGTCCCTTGGCAACCGCATCGATGACAAGACGCTGAGACGGCCAAGGTTCGACCCTGGTCCGTCCCAGCTCTTTGGTGTCAACCTCGACACTGGTTAGAAGATCATAAATCCCCTGTCTTACGGTTGGCACTGGTGTCCCCAACTAAGGGCGTGAGCGTCACAGCCTTGGGCGCGGGATGGGCACCGAAGATGTCGCCATCGCGCCTTACCCATCTGCCCGACATGTACTCCTTGGATGCTACCTCGCGCAATTCGCGATTGGCGTAGGTCTTTTGCAGGTTCTGCACTGACGTTTCTGCCGGAACAGCGCCGCACACGACTAGCGAACGGCGGATTTCCTCAATTGCCGTAACTACTTGCGCTAAACTTGCGTCAATCGCTGCGATTATCTTGTCGTCCATTAGAGCCTCCGGTATAGGGGATGTCCCCACTTAGATTGGTACTCGCGGACTTGCCGCCGGCCTATTGGCCGGCGGTTTTGTTTTGTGTTCTAATTTGTTTCTAGTTTGTTCTCCGTTGGTTCTATTTTTTAGGATTTTTTTCTTTTTTATTTTTTTTGGGATTTTTGGCCCTATCAGAAATTTCTGATCCAGCCGTTGGATTAGTTGGAGCGGCGCGGGCTTGCGCTCCCGCCCGCTCCCGCCATGCGTTGCCAGCCTTGAATGGCACCTCGTGATCCACGCTAGGAGCGGATCGGCCACAGGCTGACTTTCGTGAAATCGATGCGCATGGTCCCCGACACGGAGCGTCGATCCGCTCCTAACTCAGAATGGCTCATCACGGTATTGTGGGATTTCTTGCGTGTGAAGGCGTTTCATCATCGCTTGCCAGATTGCTTCGGATCGCTCGTCATCGCAACGCAGAAAGAAGTCAATCGAGTCACGCAGAAACGCCGATTGCAAATCGGTGCTCCAGCTTGCCGGCAGCTCCCAACTATCAACGCTGTGTATCAAACACAGCAGGTTGCGGAATTCCAACTTGGTCATTTTGCTTTTGCTCCGTTGGTGTTGACTGCCCATCGACAACCATTGTCGATCAGGAAGCAGGTTTCGCCGTCTTTCAACGGCGGCATACCGATGTGGATTTCTCCACACCGGACTTTTTCGGGAACGTAGTGCAGCGCGGCCTCGCCGTACTGGCTCTTGTAGTACCAGACAGCGTGCATCATGCTGCGGAAGTAGCTTGTTCCGTATGTCATCGCGGCCGCCGTGTGAACCAAGCAGCGGGCAGGAAGCCGCCCTTCGATAGCCACTGATCCAGCGCGCCAATGTGCTCAGCTAGATCGAGCGCTAACGCTTCCTGTTCAGTAATAGCGTGATTACCGGGTAAGCTGTCATAGCTTTCGAGTTGCCTGACAAGCTCACGAATAACAACAAGTGTTGCGTCGGGATCCATCACACGAACCCCCCGCGAATTCGCATCAGTGCCGCCTGAGACACTTCGAAACCGAGATGCTGACCACTGACTGATAGATCAGCCGCAGTATCGGGAACGAAGCGTATGCCCTTTTGCGGCGTGCGCAATCGCGTGATCTTACTCAACGCGACATTCTTCGGCTTATGGTGTGGTGTCATGTTTGCTCCGTTACGAGTGTGTGTGTCCGTCCGTCTCGATGCCGATCAGCATGCCGCACCATTTGATCATGATCACATCACCAAATGCGCGGAATGCACTCTTGCGAAATGCGCGATAGGCGCCGCGTGGGTCGCTGTAGGCGCCCCATTGTCCGCGACTATCTGCGCTCATACGCTGCCACAGCTTGCGCAGCGCTTTTGATTGTTGTGGTGTCACGCGCGTCGCTCCTGACTTTCCAGAAACGACTCGAAATTGCTAATAGCCTCATCAGCATGCGGCTCGCCGTTTCTAAGTCCGCTGCGATTGAAGCAGTACCAGCAAGCAAGTAGGCCCTGATCTTTTGGCCCGTAGCAGAATGGGCAAGTGTAGCCCTTCCGCGTGAGCGGATTATCTAGTTTCATTTGGTTTGCTCCGGATGTTTGGGCTTGATTGCCCTAGATGCGGCGCATGGTGTGCCGCATGTAGGGAAATGCGCGGTTTAGCTGACGCGCCCCAGCCCGGTCGAAGTCACCCGTCCCGATTTGCCGGAAGATCACGGAACTGGAATGCAATCAGGCTGCTTGCTTCAGCTCGGCCATCTTGCTGGCCAGCGTAAACAATGCTCGATTGAGCTTCACGTCCTGGTCGATACCGTTCACGCCGCGCGTTGTCGTGCGGCGCGGACGATTGTTGGCATCACGGCCAACGGCCGTCAGGCCTCCGCGAATTGTATTCTCCTGAACGACGTTGAACACGTTCCAGAGATTTGGCGCCGTGTCCGCTTGCCGGTGCGGGATCAGCAACTGTTCAGCCTTGATAGGTGTCTTGATGTTGCCTTCGGTATCCGCAAAGCGCAGCACGTGGGCTTGCTCAGCGAATATCTGGCGTTCATCACGGTTCAGCGTGATTGCTGGCCAGTCTTGCGGCGCCTTCAGGGATTGTTCAGCAGTATCAAGAATTCGGTACGTTCCTTCGATCACCTTGTGCGTCACGTCGCCAGTGTGGCGAACCTTCAGGGTTTCCATATCGTCGGTTTGCGAGACTAGGCTATTCATGCACAAGATTTTGAACATGCCGGCCAACAAGTCGTAGACCGAAGTCCCGTCGTTTGCGTTCTTGAGCAGTGTTTCAAAAACGGTATCGCCGACCTGATACTTTTTGCCGTCATCGAGGCGCCGCAAGCGCACCATGTGTTTGGTGTATTCGCGGCGATCATCCTGACGGCAAAGAGACTGCTGTGCGGCGACTACGCTAAAGCCTTCCTTTGCAAGGCCGCGCAGAACCTCGATTGTCGGGATAACCCGGAACCGTTCTGAACGGGAGTAGTGTGCTTCTGTTGCAAAGACGCTTGGCGCAAGGCGCCGCAAGTCGTCCTCGCTCAATGGCGTTGCGTGATCAAACCGAGCTGATTGAGCGTAGACGGTGTTGCGTGCAAAGTTCATGGTAGACACTCCGTTAGCGCGTGATTGCGCCGACAGCGGACCGTGATCCGCTGTCGGAGCAACCAACGCAAAAAGAGAGTGTTAGTGTTCACGCGGTGCCACTCGGCTCATCCGCAGGAGATCGCACACCGCCTCGCCTACTCTCTCGCCGGCCATCACAGCCACGCGATACCCTAAGCTCAGTCCCGATCGGTGCGTTGCTCCGTCCCTATCCCTGCGGGTTCTCGGTCCCCACTGCGCGCGGGATGACGTATTGGCGCGTCTTGACGCTTGTCGCGAGGTCGCTCCCCGCACCGTGGCCGCCTCCTCATCGCGACCATGAGACAGTCTAGCACAATCACTAGGCATGTCCAGTCAACTCATTGTGATGTGGAATCGCTTGACAACTGATTGGCGTTGTGGGCAAGCAATAATGCTTTACGTTATGTATC